CAAGTTTATCCTGGGAATTGGAAGTATTCTAAAGAAAACCTTATTGATATGTGTACTCCAAAAGATAAATTTTACAATTGTACTGATTTGATCAATGGTATCTTTTCCCGAGTCGGTATTGATTTTAAATTGCCTTATATCCGTTATTGGAATATTGAGATGGTTAATGGTATTTTGTCTAAAGGTAAGGCTTTTCCTGGGATTTTAACTTGGAAATTATTAGGTAAAACTCGGAAAGCAACTACCGGTTTTTCTAAAGCATTTGCCAAGGAATATTTCTTATATGTTATTAAAAGGTATAAACAGGTTTTTGATATGTCTTTAATGACAGTTGGTGGAAGAGAGAAACGTGTCAAGTCACAAGATAAATTTAAAAGGTTAAAGACTAGAGTCATTCTTATGATGGAAGACGTTCCTACTATTTTAGGCCAAAGTGTAGCTGTTCCCCTTACTAAAGCTTTCCAACGTTTGAACGAAGGTTATAATTTTATTGGTCGATCCTTGGAACAACGTAATTATGTTACTATTATGGATGAATTATCTCGTGATCCAAGAAAAACAATTGTTTTTAATGCTGATTTTTCTGGACATGATAACCATGTTGATGAGCATCAAATTGTTACTGCATTTGGAGTTTTACGTTTATGTTTCCCTGAACAATGGAAGTTTATGGATAAATTGTTCTATTACTTTCTATCTGGGATGTTATGTAAACACATTGTGGTACCAGGTTCTCAGTTCGTCTATCGTGTAACTAAGGGGATAGCCACTGGTAATCCTTTTACTTCGTTGGTTAACACCACGGTAGCGTATATGACTTTCGCTACTGCACTGAATAAAGTTTGTTCGTATGAGGAATTATTAGAAACTCGATTATTTGTCGCTGGTGATGATGTTATCGGTGTTATACCGCTTAGCGTATTAGAAAAACTATCCTTTGAAATATCTAATAATAGTGGTATGAAAATCGATCCTATTATTAATCATTGCGGACCGTTAATATCTAATGATATTAATTATCAACGTAGTTTTCTTAAGAAGAAGTTCTCGTATTTAGGTGTATCTTGGAATGATTTAGAATTACTTGATAATTTATATACTAGTGCTAGTGGAGTTAAGAATACGTCTTTTGAGATTAA